TCAGAGGGGGAGTGACTGATGGTTGAAGATCGAGACTCTCCTCCCCCTTAACAGGGAGAGTCGAGATCAAGACCTTCAATCAGTCATCTCAGTCATGATAGACCGTCACGAGCCGGTTTGGGGCAGCAATCGCCATAAGGTCTGCTTATCACCGTGGTTTGCTGGGCGGAAACCGTTGCGGTGACTGGCTTATAACCGTTGCTTATCTATCTCATAAAATGTTCTAATGGATCGCCGACAGATCGCGACAAATCGAGACGGGGTAGGCGGTTTGGGTCGGTGTTGAGCCGGTATTGAGCCGGTTGGACGCGGCTGAGCGCCGGTTATGCGCGGCTGCACGCCGGTTACAACGGGCGAGCACTGGCTGGCACCGGCGCGTGCAGGTGCGTCACAGGCGCTACGCTGGCACCCCCCCTATGGGGGAAACGTCATTGGCCCAACGCTATAATAGGCTTCAGAAATTTCTGTTAAAAATTCTAGGTTTAGGACAGTTATCCCAGTGATAGCCAGTATGAACCAGTTCAATACCGACGAACACTGCTAATATCAGCAAAAACAGTTTCATGACGCCCAGACCGCTGCATAACAAGCCGGAAAACACATTGCTATAAGCTGTTTACACTGGTCTGCAATAAGTTTATGCTCCTTCTGCGTTCCATTGGCGCATCTTAGGTCACAGTAGTGTATCCAGCTACGTAGAGTACCGTTCATGTACATCCGAGTAGGCGTACTGAGGGGTAGGACATCACGTGCACACTCCTTTGCTACTCCTGCTTCTAACAGTTTACGGTAAACAAGTTCTGAATGCTTATAAAGCTGTTTAATTTCTTGCTTAAGGAATAGGTCTTCCTCTTCTACTTCTATGCTGTTCTGGCGGTTAACCGGGTCTTGCAGGCGTAGTTCCGGTACAACGCCGGTACCAAGCAAGCTAGCATCAGCATAGCGTTGAGAGAACTCTTGAAAGGAGAAAGATCTGTGTCGTAGTATTTGTGCTGCTACTGACCTAGTAGTTTCAATTTCTACACACATGTTCACCATTTCAAAGGGTGACCAGTGTTTATGTTTAATCAGATAGCTAATTAGCTTAGCACTAGTCTTAGTGTTGTTCTGATTACTGGGGTTAGATACCCTTGCCATATAAGCTACTAATTCATCACCTTTGTTAGTGTGATGGATTAGCTGTACGGTGTGGTGGTCGGTAGACATACAGTAGTAAAACGGAAACAAGCCGTATTTAGTGGTGGGGAGAATGGTGGAAAAATAAACCTTGTTCGGTTTACTGTCAGTAAAGAAAAGAAGGGGGAGATTTGTTGTCTCCCCCAACACAGGAAGTCCACCCTTCTTCCTGTATAAGTCAGGGACCTCTTAAATCCAAGTCGGTGACTGGTTTTTTGTATTACCTCTTGCTTGCCTTCTTTGGTCTAATGTAAACCCCAAAGCTAGGTGGTTTGTCGCCTGTTGTGGGTCGTCTATAAAGGCTTCCAGTAGGTCGTTCCAGTCGTCACGTTTACGCTGTTTTATTACTTCTTGTGCTGAAATAGACATAGCGTCTGTAAAGTATTTAACGCCTTGTGCCAACGCATCCAGGCGGTCATCATGTCTAACCGCACCTTTTTCTCGGCACATTCTACTCATTTGATAAAAGAGCATATAGAGAAGGCGTTTTTCTGGAGCGTCGTCTTTATTTGAGTTGTAGTCCCAGTCGATGACATTACGATCAACAACAAGGCGGTGTTGATTAAGGACAGGCTCAAGGGCATCAATAATACGTTCCTCTTTTCGGACATTAGCTCGTACCTCCTCTACATCAATTCCTTGTTGTGTTTGTTGTAGGTGTTTTTTAAATAGTTCAGCAACAAGACCGTCACCGAAGTTAGTCTCAACAACAAGCTTGGTTACCCCGAACTTTTTACACCCTTTTAGAATGTCCAGAAGCGTATTGTCTGAGTATCCGTCTCGATAAGCTCGCACCTCATGCAGGTACAAATAACCGTTGCGTTGCGAGATATAAGCTGCTGCCGTTTCATCTGTACCACGACCCGACGGGTCAACTGAGCAGATTGTTTCTTGGTAAGGACCCCATTCTCCTTGGAGCTGCATTGGAGAGTAGAAATAGTCTCCAGGTAACCCAACAGTCGGAAGTTCTTTGATGACGTTGCGAGGATCTGAGCACCAGATAATGTCGTCAGGAGCGGACTTAGGATTAACACTGGTGACGACAAGATCAGCCATCTTGAGTGGGAACTTTTCAGCATCGCTGAGGCTTGTGTCCAGCATGAACTGCAGCATGAAGTTGCTGCGTCCCATTGCTGCTTCACGTTCAAGGAGATCTTCATGGCTAAATCGGTCAGGGTCAGTTACGCTCCAAGGGTCTGCACCCATATCTACGTCTTCCTGGAGCTGTGGAGCAATCAGCCCCTCATAATTAGCAAACTTACGAGGAACACGAGCTGGCCAAACAAATGGTCGGTAGTTACGTTCCGCAAGTTTACGATAGATAGTAAAGGTGGTTTGTGGAGTACCCAAGTACATAATCCTTGAGTCTTCCTTAGGTGTAAGAATTGATTCAGCCTCCGTACAGAGTTGAAGCAACTTTTCACGCATCATTTCAGTCATTGAGTTGCCTGGCACCTCCACGTCATCAAGAATCATCAGGTCGGCACGGCTACCAGTCAGCTGACCGGTAATACCGACAGACTTAACCGACGGAGCCTGAGATGGAGCACAGTTAACATCGAAGCTAATCCGGCTCCAACGGGCGTCATCCGACTTAGGCTGTAGATGCTTGAGCCAAGGTGTCTCAATAATAAGTTTTTGTAGGAAGATAGACATGTTATCTGCCCGCTCCTTAGAAGCGGAAATAATCATGATCTTCTTTTCTGGGTTATTGAATAAAGTCCAGAGCACAAAAGCACCAGTAATCCAAGATTTACCTACACCACGAAACGCTTGGATCTGTAGTCGCTTAGGTCCGTGTTGTAGGTAATCGGCAATGGCGTATTGTGCTCTGGTAGGTTCAGGCAGGTCTAGCTGCGCCCACAGTGCTTGTAAAAATACTTTAAAATCGCCCTGTAGGGCGGCTAATACGTTGCTCATTTAAGATTAGGTAAATCTGGAATATATCCTTCAGGGGATGGATCGTTGCGTGCTTTGTCAAACGCAATATTTAAAGCATCAGCAGGTGTTGAAACAAGTTCACCTGCTACAGGAACAAGATCAGCGGCAGTAGAAACACCAGACAAGAAAGTTTGTCCAGCATCTGCTAATCCTTTCATAATGTTACCTTCTTTAAACGCATCATATGCCTCTTTACCGCGAATACCGGTTTCAGCAGCCGACGCAGCAGTACCCAACCACGAAAAACCGGCTAAACCGGCTGCAGCAAGCTGCGTTTTAAGTGGAATGTTTTTAGCTCTAGCCTGTTTAATCTGGCTAAGCAAATCTGCTTTTTTCTCAACATCTAGCTTACTAAGAATGTCTTGTTCTTGCCTGCTAAGATTAAGTTGATCAATAGCTCTAGGTGGTTTTTTGTTTTGTACACCAAACTCATTAAGCAAGTCATCAACTTCTTTACTGGTTTTAGCGGCTTCAAGTCTGCCACGCTGTTCGTAAGTAAAATCAGCGACTTTAGGTGTACCCTCAGGGTGTTTCCACTGTAAAAAAGCATCTACAGCGTTTCTTGGGCGGCCTTGTGCTACTAATGCCTCATCAATAGGCGACATCCCTTTAGTACTTGCATTATATGCACGTGTTTCGGGACGAATGTTAGCAGATACGTCAGGACCACCTAGTTCTAAAGATTTAACGTGTCCTTTTTGAATTTCGTCAGCAGAAATAGCGTTAGCACGTTTGATTTCGTCTTGAATTGCTTGATATTTAGGTCGATCTTGTTTAATAAACTCTTCAATCTCTTGAGGATCAATGCCTGCTTCAATTAATTCTTGACGAACGGCATTATAACCTTCTTTAGCTGAGCGTTTAGCAGCACTTTGTGCTTTTACACTTTTAGGTTGCAGTTCATAACCACGATCTTTACCTTTGTTTTTCCAGAACAACTGTTCACCAGTTGTTTCGTCCATAAGGTAACCGTGTTTAGCATAAAAACCTTTTAGGTTTTCGTTCCACTTTAACCAAGCTTCACGTGCTTTTGTGTATGCTGAAAACGCTTTACTGCTAACATTAAATTTAGTAGTTGTAGCCATTATTTAATGTGTGATAAAATCAGTTGTTCTCTACCCGGATTGCAGCCAAACGTAGCTCGCATCCAAGATAACCAGTTGCTTGTCCCCTTTTCTTGATTACATTTCCGGCAGGATGGAACCAAGTTTCTTGTAACCGTTTGTCCCCCAACAAAACGAGGCACAACGTGATCCAAAGTAAGTTCATGTAATTCATAATGTTCTCCACAATAAACGCATTGACAGTTGAAGTGTTCCTTAATGGCTCTACGCCACATCCGTTTGGCTTCAGGACTCGTCATCGTTATGAGGTTGTAAATGTAGTGATCAGGGGTAGGCAACAGCGGGGTCATGCGTACTTTTTACCAGTTCTGGGTCTACGGCGGTTAGATGATGGTGTCTCAAGTTTTCCTTTACCTTTACTGGTGTGGGAAGCGTCTTTACCATCTCTATTGCCATAAGTACCAAGTTTTCTGTTAAGTTTGTTAGCAGCAGTACGGATCTTAAGACCTTTAGCAGTCTTGTTGTACCGTTTTTGCTGCGTTAACCGCCTACGCCGAGCCTTTGGGTTTGATTTGTAGTAATCAGACGTGCTTCGAGCCATACAATCTCCGCTGTACCATTTCAGGGTCAATTTTTGGCATAACTGTCGCCAGCTTATCTAACGGGTTGCCCTCATATGCAACACCGCTGATGTCATTCTTGGCTAACCAGTCACAAGCTGCTTTCAGATCTTGAGTACTGGCTTCACCGCTTTTAATACGTGCAAGGAATTCAGATGTGACGAGGTTGTGAAGCTCGTTAAACTGATCCTCAGTTGCTTTTTTCTTCATTTGTCAAAGACACAATTGGTACAATGTCGTGACACAGTACCTCTACACGGGATCCAGGTCTAAACGTAAACCCAGACTTCATCAACTCTGCACATTTCAACGCCCGTACTATCTCATAGTCAAGACGCATCTTTTCTTCGTGACGTTTAGCT